TATTTAAATAAACAAATTTAACAAGATTTATCAATTCATCTAACTGTAATAAATCAAAAATAATATTAGAAATTATATATTTAATATATACATAATCAATTTTATTAGTTTCTTCAAATGAAGAAGTATTATCAAAATCAATAAATAAATTATTTGTATTTTTTTCTATATTCAAAAAATCTATCAATAATCTATAATAAGAATTTTTTACAAGTGATTTTTCATATTCTTTATCTGTATTTATTATAGAATTATATATTTTAAAAATATTATCAAAAATTTTATCATTATATTTAATATCTTTTGTATCATCGTCATGATTATCTTGTTCTTCAAATTTTTCAACAACTTTTATTGGAACTATTTTTTTTATATTTTCTGGCACTTTATAAGTTAAATAATTAATATTTTCATTTTTTGGATTAATTTTTGTAAACAATGAAGAATTTTTATTATTAATTAATTTTGGTTGAAATATATATAAATCATCAATATTTATAATATAACCTTCAGTATTATATTTATCTTTTATAACAGATAATTTATTATCAATAATATTTGTTAATACATTATTTATCAATAATTTTGAATAATTTTTATTTATAAAATATAACAAAAGTTCATCTTTTTTGTATAAAAATTTTTCTTTAAATAAATAATTTAATTCTTTAATAATCAAATCATTATTTAAATTCATATACTTTTCATTATATGTTTTAATGTCTAATTTTTCATCATCTTGTATAAAAAAGTTACTATTTTTACATACATATTCACATGATTCCATATAATCACATAATGATGACATAGTTTTATCACCTATTTTATACCTTATAATTTCATTATTTGATAAAATAATATTAAATCCTGATTTAAAATATTTATTCAAATTTTCTTCACTAAATTTATTTAATTCACTATTCAAATGACAATCAATACTATTTTCTTTTAATAGTCTAGTAATAACACCAATTTTTTTTGCTTTTTGCTCACATTTTCTATACAATAAATTATCAACTGACTCTTTTGTATTATCATTTAAAATAGTAGTATGCATATATATTTTTACATTTCTTTTTTTAAATTCTAAATCTTTATGACTACATGTTCTTACTGCTCTTCCTATAATTTGTTCTATTCTATTTATATTATACCATGGTTCTAATATATGAACTTGTCTAATAAATTTAAAATCTATACCTTCACTTCCTGCCATTGTTAATAAAATAACTTTTATATTTTTACCATTAATGTTATCAATATTTGTACAAACATTTAAATCTTTTTTAATATTTGGACTTAATTTTTTATCACCTGTAATTAAAATATAATTAGCTGGATAAAATTGTTTATCACTATCCATTTCATATTTTTTTTTATAAGTTATAGCATCAATTTTTTCAATATCTTTTGTAATATTATCATGGAATAAATTTCTATTATTTCCATATCTTGTAAATCCATTTGCTTCTAGAGCTAGAGCCATTGGGACAATCCCCCCATCTATAAATTGTGAATAAATAATAATTGGACCATCTGAATTATATATATTTTCTAAAGTTGAATGTATTTTAGAGCTATATTTTTTTATATTATTAAATAAAAATATATTTTCAATAGTAGAATCTTTAAATCTATAATTGTATTTTGATGGTGGTTCATTACTCTCATCATGATTCATAAGATTTGATAATCCATTTTTTCCTACTAAATCTTTAATCGATATATCTATTTTATCAAATTCATCTTCCTTTGTATCTTCTAAAATTTTGTTTGGAAAACTTATTATTAATGATTCTAATGGTTTTTGTAATAAAGTATAATTATAAGATTCTAAATTAGAAAAATTTATTTTTGAAACTATATAATTATAAACTTTTTCTTGATAATCCGATAAAGAATTACAATATAAATCAAAAAGATTTATTTTTTCTGTTAATCTATTATTATTTATGTCAAATAGTGGATATTTTATATATTTTATACTTTTTTCATTTTTAAATAATTCAGGTAATATTCTATATGGAAAAGTTAATGGATTATCTCCTTTAACATAACTAATATAACCATTCATTTTTCTTATTAATAACTCTTTACCAATTTCATTATCATCATCATCTTTTATAAAACTACCATCTTGATTAAAAACATCGCTAAATTCTATTGTACTTCTATTATCATTTAAATTTAATATATTTAATAAATAAATTATTTCTTTATAATCATTAAACATCGGTGTTGCAGACATTAAAACCAATTTAATAGTTTTAACATTTTTTAATAGTAAAGTTAATTTTTGTGATATAATTTTATTATCATTATCTTGAGAATTTCTTATATTATGAATTTCATCAATAATTATTAATCTATTATTAAAAAATAATTCTAATTTTTTCTTAACCAATTTGTTTTTTTCATTACTAGTTAAATCCTTTGATAAATTATTTATATTAGATTTTTTTGTTATTAAATTGGAAAATTCTATATATCCCATAAAAACATAATAACTATTTATTAAATTATATATATTTTTAACAATTGTTTCTTTAGTCATTGTTGAATCAAAATTATTTATATCTTTCAAAAGTTCATTACCTACACAAGTTTCTAAATTCCATTTATTATCTATAAATTTCAATTTATTTTCATCAAATAATTGTAATAAAAAATTTTGTTGTACATTTGGTGAAGCAATTATAAAAATTCTATTTGATATATTATTATATTTTAAATACATTCTTGTTTCTTCTGCTATACCTATAGCAGAACAAGTTTTACCAGTACCTAATCCATGATATAATAATATTCCATTATATGGGGTATGTATTGATAAAAAATTTCTTAAAAATCTTTGATGAGGAGCCAATTGAAAGTCTTTATTACATAGTTTATTTGATTCATCTTCTATATTAGTATCTTTATCAATTTTTATATTATATTTATTATCATAAAATTCTCTTTTATTTGCTATTTTTACACTAAACATTTTATCATCTAAATGTGGATATAAATATTCATAACTTTTATTACTATTATTTTTTATATCATCACTATTTAAAACTTCAATTGCATTAAAAAAATATTGTACATCTTTTTTTGTATTCAAATTATCTTTAACTTTCTGAATTATTGATTTATCAGGAGGTAAAGCATTAATATTATTTTTAAATATATTAATTAAATCTAAATTATTTGTTTTTTTTTTACTTTTATATTCATCAATAGAATCTTCTTTAGATTCCAAACTAGATGTATTAGTAGAATTATTTACTTCAGAATCAGATTTAGAAGTGGATTTTGACTCTATTTCAGATTCAACGCTACTATTTGTTTTTGATTCATTCATATATATTAAATATATAGTTTATAAGTTTTTAATATATTTATTAATTCATCTATTAATTTTAATTTTTCAATATTATAATCTCTTATATAATTTTTTACCTCATTTAAATTAATCCATTTTATTTCATTTATTTCATTTGTTTGAAATTCATTTTTAGGTTCTATGTTATTATCCATTAAAGCTATAAAATATTTATGTTTATATGATTTTAAATTAGAACCAGTAAATATTTCTTCAATCGGAAATATATTAGATATTACAGTCAAATTATCTTTAATATATCCAGTTTCTTCTTCAAATTCTCTTAATCCACAAGATATATCTTTTTCTTGATAATTTCGTCGTCCTTTAGGAAATCCCCATTCCGTACTATTATATTTAATATCTATTTTTGATAAAAAATAGTCTAAATTTATTATGTTATTGTTAAAAGTATATCCATTTTTTATAGAATTAAACTTATTTAATGATGTTTTCTCTTCATTTTTATATTGACTAATTATTTCATCTCCCCAAACATATTTCCATAATGTATAAAAATCATTTTCTTTTATTAATTTATGTTCATTTACACACATTTTTTCAAATAAATTTTTTATATAATCAATATCTTCTAAGTTATATTTACCTCTCATAAAATCAACAAATGATAAAGTGTCCTTTCTTTTAATCATTAATAATTCAATATCATTTTTAATTTTTCGAAATGTTATTATACCAATACTTGTTATAGGTATTCTACATTGATGAAATAAATGCCCTGTTTTTCCACAATTATTGCAAAAAATAACCTTTTTATATGAATTCATTTTTATAACTATATGTATTAATAGATATCTTTTTATATATATTTAATAATAATGGTATTGAATCCTGAAATATGGGGGCCACAATATTGGTTTGTTTTATATACAATTGCTTTATCTTATCCTGAAAATCCTAATGAAGTTACCAAAAAAAAATATTATGATTTTATACAAAATTTGCCTTTATTTATACCAATATCTGATATTGGTAATAATTTTAGTATATTTTTAGATAAATATCCAGTAACACCATATTTAGATTCTAGAGAATCATTTGTAAAATGGGTTCATTTTATACATAATAAAATTAATTTATATTTGGGTAAACCTGAAATAAATTATTATACTGCTATGAAAAATTATTATGACAAATATGAATTAAAAGATATAAAAAAAAAGAATGAATTTTTGAGTAAACATAAATTTATATTTTTTAGTATAATTATTATTTTATTAATTTTGTGTATAATATTACATAAATATTAATTTTTTATATCTAACTAATATAATGAAAATAGAATTCTGGTTATTTTTAATATTAGCAATTATATTATTAAATATATACTATGATGGAAAAATATTTGAATTATTTAAAAAATATAATCAATATGAAAAATACTATAAGATGATATTTATTATTTTTATTTTTTTTTGTATATATCTATATATTAGAAAAAATCCAAATAATAAAAAAGAATTTTTTAAATCAGCATCTGGATATATTAGATATTTACCAGTAGACAGAAAAATAACAAGTTCATTAGAACCATTTGTTGATTTTATATCAAAAACAGGAGATAATACACTATCAAATGAAATGAATTATAATAATAATTTAACAAAACAACAAAGTAGAATATTGACATCTGGAAGAAATTCTAATAAACGTTCAGTAAGTGAAACAAAAAAGAAATATGTAGCTGCAAATCAGAACTGGAAATGTAAACATTGCTCAAAACAATTACCTGCATGGTTTGAAGTAGACCATGTGATGAAATTAGAATATGGTGGCTCAAATTCTATAGAGAATCTTGAAGCATTATGTAGAGATTGTCATGGTAAAAAAACAGCATTAGAAAATTTATAATTATAATTATACTTTATTTATATAATTAAATTATAATTAATATATAATAATAAATGACTATTGAAGATATAGGTAATTCTATATATAATTTTTTTAAAAACATATTAATATTTTTAAAAACTATTTGTCTTTTATTTTTTGATAAAATAAATCCATCAAGTTGGGATTTTATAGAAAATGATGATAATAAAAAAATATCTGCTGGATTATTTATTTTTTTCTTAGTAACATTAATTGTATATTTTTTGTATTATATCTTTAAAACAGCTATTAGTTTTATTATAAATACTTTTTTAAATTCAAAATATAATCTAATATTCAATATACTTTTTTTTATTTTTTATATTTTTACATTATATTTTTTTGTATTTAGAAAAAGTAATAAAGATACAGTTACAGATACAATTACAGAACCAGAAAACTATTTTAATTTTATTAAAAGAAATGATAAAAATAAATTAATATTTGATATAAGTGAAAGAACTTTTGACAGTAAAATTTTTAATGAAATAATTTTATCACCATTAAAAAATATTATTTTAAATCTACTTGGAATATTATTTATTGGATTATTTATATATGGATTTTCTAATATACTTGTAGTTTTTTTAAAACATTTTTCAAATTCTTTAAACATAGTTAAAAGTTTAATATTTATTTCATTGATTATTTCTGTTTTTACTATAATTGCTAGCGTTTTTGAAATTACTACATCGAATACAACTTGTAATAGTGTAAAAAATGATATACTAACACAATTGGCATGCATTATTAAAAATTTTATATTTTTTATACCTTGTTTAATACTTATATTAATAGAAGATATTAAAAATGAATTTAGAATAACTCAACCAACTATTTTTATAATATTAATATTAGAAATTTTATTTATTCTATTTTTATTTTTAATTCCAATTATTATAGACTTGTTTACTAATAAAGATAATAGATTATTAAAATATGGAGAAATTTTATATACTAATGAATATAAAGAATTATCTAGTTATCAAAATTTAGAAAATTTATACAATAAGAAAAACTCAAATTTTTTATTAAATAAAAACAATAAATATAATATTAATTATAGCGACAAATTAAATATAAATGATTATACAAATAAAAATGAAAAAAACTATAATTATACGATAAAATTTGATTTATATTTAAATCCACAAGGTACAAATACATCATATTCATATAATAAAGAAACTGAATTATTTAATTATGGTAATAAACCAGTAATTTTATATAATGGAAAAGAACAAAGTATTATAATTAAATCAAATTCATTAAATAATGATATAAAACAAATGGATACTATTATAAAAATACCTGCTAATTCATTAGAGAGTGATATATATTTTAAATTTCAAAAATGGAATACTTTTCAAATAAACTATTTTGATTTTAAAATTGAGATAATTTTAAATAATAAAATTATAGCTGTTAAGGATAATATACCCAGTTTTAATAAGAATGATATAGTTTCTATTGGAGAAAAAGATGGTATACATGGAAGTATTAAGGATATTTATTATTATACATTTAGTAATGAATATTGGGAAAATAGAAATAAAAGTCTATCAAGTGAAATAAGCGATTCTGGAAAAAATTTCTACAATTCTCTCAAAAGAATAAAATAAAATTATAAAAAAAGAAAGTTTAGATATTATATTTATATTTTATATTATTATATTATAATAAAATATAAATGAGTGCAGTAAATATTACAATTGCTATCATATTAATAGTTATTATATATTATGTATTATCAAAAACATTATTAAAGACAAATATAGTTTATGACCAATTGCTAGATGCTTTGGATGCTAATCCCGATTATACACCATCGGCTGGAATTATGTCATCAAATGTTAAACAAAATATGATTCCAAATAGTTTACTTTCAGATAATGGTAGTACAAATTTAATGGTTAGTGTATGGTTTTATATAGATAATTGGGGAACTAATATTGGTGAAGCAAATAAAAATATTTTATTTATTGGTGATGCACATGATAATATATTACATACTGACATTGCCACCGCAAATGAATTTGTTGGTTTAAGTAAAACAGTATGTGGATCCGTAGCATCTGAAAAGTATAAATCGTTATCATTATCTTTAGATAAATATGATAATAATTTATTTATTGATATAGCAACACATAAAGATAATAAATGTACAGATGCTAATAAACGCAGATTTACTAGATATGCTGTTGAAAATATTCCAATTCAAAAATGGAATTGTTTAACAATAAGTATAGATTCATTATTAATGGATGTTTATCTTGATGGTAAATTAATTAATTCTTTCATTTTACATGGAGTATATAAAGCAGAAAATGAACCAAACATATATTTAGGTAAATTAAAACGTACAAGTTCTGATTCTCTTGATGATGGATTTGCTGGTTTTATAACACGTGTAAGATTTGAAGGAAACGCTATTAATAGCCAAGAAGCTTTAAATATATATAAAGCAGGTATAAATAGTTCACTTCTTAAAAGTATATTCAATAAATATAGTTTGAAAGTATCATTTTTGGAATACAATAAAGAGAAAGGCTCATTTAAAATATAAATTTTATTATATTTTATATTATTATATATTAAATATAATTATGGAAAATATGAATAATCAAATTTCTGGAGTAGGAGATAATTTAAAAAATGCAGCAGGAAATATAAATAAAAATTTAGAAAATTTTTCTAACAAAATAAATGAAAATGTTTCAAATACTATGACAAAAATTATTCCATCGGGTAATTTATCATCGTATACAAATGATTTTTTATCTAGTAATAGTCTAATAGGTAAAGCAACATTTTTATTATTTACTATATTATTATTTATTTTTTTATTTAGTTTTTTAAGTAGAATAATTATATATTTTTTAAGTCCAAGTGAAAATCCTTATATATTACATGGTATGAAATCTGCAAATGAAAGTTTAATAATAAATCAAGCATATGCTGAAAAAAATTCTATACCAATTTTTAGAAGTAAAAATGAAAAAGATGGTATAGAATTTACTTATTCTTTTTGGATGTTTATTGAATCAAATTTACAAAACTTTCAAGATACAGAATATAAACATATTTTACATAAAGGTTCTATAACAAAAATGGATGATAATGCAAGCAATAGAGGTATTTATGCGCATAATAATTGTCCAGGAATTTATTTATATAAAGGAAAAGACAATGTTTTAGATGATGCATTATTGGATGATGCATTCCCAACACTATCTATGTTAGTTAGAGTTAATACTTATCAAAATAATTTTGATGAAGATCAACCATATAAATATTTTGAAGATATTAGAGTTGAAAATATACCTATTAAAAAATGGATTCATATTGTAGTTAGAAGTACAAGTCAAAATATTCTTGATGTTTATATTAATGGTAAACTAGTAAAAAGACAACGTTTAAGCAATGTTATTAAACAAAATTATGATAATTTATATGTTAATATGAATGGTGGATTTGATGGGTTTATGTCTAATATTAAATATTATAATTATGCAATAGGTACATTAGAAATAGATAATGTTGTTAGAAATGGACCTAATCTTAGAATGAGTAAAAATAATGCAATAAATAAATCTAAACCTGAATATTTGTCAGGAGATTGGTATTTTAGTGAAACAATGTATAATCAATAATCAATAATCAATAAATAATAAATTATTATTTATTATTATAATATAATAATTTATCAATATGTCTAATATTTATGATTCAGAAAGAACAAATTATATTTATATTGCAAATAATTTTAAGAATAATAGTAATATATCTCGTGGAACTAAAATTAATATAAAAGGATATTTACCTTCTGAAATTAATAATAATAAATACAAAATATTTAATAATTATTCAGAAGAAAAAATTAAAAATAAAATTATTTTCTCTGCTAGAATTTTAGATTCACCTATAGGCGTTATTCTATTAACTCAAGAGAATATTAATCATAATATAAAATTTATATATAAATCAAATAGTCAAACTAGATTATTAAATGAGCCAAGAATAATTTTTAAAAAAAAAACAGATGAGAGATATAATTTTAATAACCAATTTTTATTTACTACTGATTCAACAACTCAAATGAATTTAAATAATATACAACTTTATAAAAAAAATTTAAATATAAATAACGAGGATACTTTTATTAATAGTGGAAATGTATCTTCATATAATTCTAGAAGTAAAAAATTATACATACAATTTAATATTTATAAATCTTTTATAAATTCTGACTTCTATAAAATAAACATTAAAGATTTTTTGAATCTCTCAATTTTTTATATAGAAAATGATAAAAATTTAAGATTAATATTAAAAAATATTAATTCAGTTAATAATTTATCATTAAATAAAAGAACGATTAATATGGATTCAATTAATTATGGACTAAATAATTTATATTATTTAGATAACAATATATATATTGATGATATATTAAGTACTACCAATATAAATAAATTAAATATTGATGAATTTTTATATTTACATGATAAATATTATCTTATTTTGTATAACATAATTAATAATCTAACTAGTATTGAATTTAATTTTGTTGTTGAAAATATAAAAAAAACATTTTTAGATTATAAACCAATTAATAATTTTGATAATTTAAATATACATTTTTTTATTAATAGAATTAAAACTTCAAATAAAAAATATGAAAATAAAATAATAATTAACAAAAATTTATTATATATTAATAGTAAAATATTAGATAACAGTTCTAATTTTTATTCATATAACAATATTAATACTGATAATAAATTATTATTATCGTGTGGTTATGGTATTTTTCCCATTACAAGATTAAATTTATATAAAAACTTAAAATTTAAAAATAATAATATAATAATTTCAAGAGAAAATACATTATCTTTAAGTTCATTAAATTATAATTTTATAAATAAAAATTATTTATTGGATAACTATATTGATAATAAAAAATATTATGATTATTTTTACTTTTTCAGTTATAATAATATATCATTAAAAAAAAAAAATTTTGATTATTCTTTTCATAATTTATATAAATACACTAACTTATTGAACACAATTTCTAATTATAATAAGACATTCAATAATTATTTAATATATAATAGTATAGATATTTATCCATCTTGTAATAATTCATTTTATAATACTGAAAATGATTGTAGAAACAGTGTTTTTAATACTTTAAACAATTATAATCATGATTATAAAAATCTTAATATTAAAATTTCTAATAATGATTACTCTATTGACTATGATATTGAAAATTTTTATATAAAATTTAATAACAGTTCAGTGAGAGATTTTAAAGATATTAACTTATTATCTTATAATAGTAATCTAAATTTTAATATTGATTTCAGAAATAATTATGCAAAAAATATTTTTGCATACTTTGAGTTAGATTTATTATCTGGCAATACATTATTAAACGAAGAACCTTTTAATCTATCATTAAAATTAAGTACATTAGAAAGTTTAAGTTTTAAAAATGTAGAATGTATTTTTATTTATAATAATCCATTTTTAAATAGTTTAGATACATCTTTTTCATATCCATATAATAATATACAAGTAATAAATGATCCAGATATTGATACAATTAATAAAGCAATTGAATTATTACCAATTAACTCTTATAGAAATGTAAATAATAAAAATAATAGAAATGTAACCATTATACCAAAAAGAAATAGCAGTAATTTATCAAAAAAACAAATACAGGGGTTAATTGGATTTAATAATATACCAAAACTTTTATCAATTGAACCATATGACCCAAGTTTTATTGATACCAGAGGATTTTTAAATCAATATAGAATTGAAGATAATTGTGAAAATAATATAGATAAAATAGAAAAAAAAATGAATTCGCAAAAACATATTTCTGTTAAAAATAATTATAGATTAAACAATACAAAAAACAAAAAATCAAATTTTTCTAATTTAGTAAAATCATCAATAAGAAGTAGAAATATAAGTTCATCTTGTACAAATGAATTAAATAATCCAAATAATATACAAAAATATTATACACCCTTTAAATTTTATAAGTAAACTTTAAAATATTTATTTTTAAAATTGATAAATATTTTAAGTAAAAAATTTTAAAGTAAAACATTATAAAAATATAATGAAAAAATCTATAAAAATAGAAGATAATCTAAAGTTGTTTAAATTATATGATTATAACATTTATGATGAACAAGATGAAAATAATGAAAACTTTAATAAATATAAAGATAATAAAAAATTTAAAATACAGGCATTTGGTATTAATAGTCAAGGAAATACCGCAGCTATATTCATTAATGGTTTCAATCCATTCTTTTATGTAAAAGTCGGTGATAATTGGGATGAAAAAATTAAAAAAGCTTTTATATTAGAATTAAAATCTAATATGGGAAGTTATTTTGAAGATTCTATTATAGAATCTAAATTAATTAAAAGACAAAAATTAAATATTTTTGATAATAAAAAATTACATACGTTTCTTAAATTATCATTTACAAATACTATTGCTTATAATAAAGCAAAAAAAATATTTTATAATGAAACATATATCAATGGATTTTATGAAAAAAAACTATTAGAAGATGGTTATTTATTTAATAATGATGATGAAATCACTAATTGTTATTTATACGAAGGAGATATTCCTCCATTATTAAAATTATTTCATTTAAAAGAAATATCTCCATCTGGTTGGATTTCTTTACCTAAAAATAAATTTAATAAAAATAAAGAAAAAACAACAAATTGTTATTTTGAATATACTATTAATTATGATAATATTGTCCCATTAAAAGATATTGAAGCCCCCGTAAAATATAAAATATGTAGTTTTGATATTGAAGCAAGTAGTAGTCATGGTGATTTTCCACTTGCAATTAAAGATTATAAAAAATTAGCAACAAATATACTAGAAAATTATAATCAACTTTCAGATGAAGAGAAAGAAAAATATGATAAAAATACATTCAAAGAAGAAATCCTTTCTGCATTTAATTTTAATAATTTAAATTATATTGATAAAGTTTATCCAAAAAATAAAATAGAAGATATTAATTTATTATTAAATCTAATTGATAATCTTATTTTATATAAACCAGGTGAAGAAAAAAATAAGAAAAAATTTGAAGAGACATGTGAATCATCTAGTGATGAAGATGATGATTCGAATGAATATAAAGTTAAAAAAGTAAAAAGAATAAAAAATTATTCTAAAGCTAAGTCAAATATTATTGACTTAATAAAAGATAATAATTGTGAATACAGTACAAAATTATATGAACTTACAGAATCATTTAATAGAATTAAATTTCCATCTTTAAAAGGTGACGAAATTACATTTATTGGTTTATCATTTATTAATTATACAGAAAATGAACCATATAAAAGAATTATTATTGTGAAAGGTGGATGTAAAATTCCAGACAAATATTTAGATTGGGTTGAATCTAATAATGTTATTGTTTTAGAAAAAACTAATGAAAAAAGTTTACTCACTACATTTACAAAATTAATATTCAAAGAATCACCACATATTATTACTGGATATAATATTACTGGTTTCGATTGGCCATTTATGTATAATAGATCTAAAGAACTAGATTGCGTTGAAGAATTTCTTAAGTTATCAAAAAATAAAAATGAAGTTTGTCTTAGTAAAAAATGGAATTTTACAAAAAAAACTTACGATGAAGATATAGAAACAAGTAAAATTGTATTAGCAAGTGGTGAATATGATTTAAAATTTCCAAAAATGCCTGGAGTTATTATTATGGATATGTGTGTAATATTAAGAAAAGAATTTCAACTAGAATCATTTAAATTAGATTTTGTTTCATCTTATTTTATTAGTGACAATATTAAAAATGTTGAAATTAAAGATGAAAATACAAGAATTTATAGTAAAAATTTAATGGGAATTACATATGGTTCATTTATTAAATTTGAAGAAATTGGTTTCAGTAATAATCCATATAAAAATGGTAAAAAATTTGAAATTATAAACATTAATAAAAAT